CAAAACGGTTTTTGGAGCAATCCTCGGCACGTTTCGGGCTTCAAAACGGTTTTTGGTGCAATCCTTGGCACGTTTTGGGCTTCAAAACGGTTTTTGGTGCAATCCTTGGCGCGTTTTGGGCTTCAAAACGGTTTTTGGTGCAATCCTTGGCACGTTTCGGGCTCCAAAACGGTTTTTGGTGCAATCCTCGGCGAGTTTTAAGGTATCCGTGTAGGGGCGCAACAGCATACACCCCACAAACGTCCCGACAGGGACGGGTGCCGGACATATTTATTCGGCCCTACGGGGGGGGGCGTCTCATGGGGGCGAATGCAATTCGCCCCTACACACGGGTACCCGGCCAAATTCGCCGGCGTCCGAAGACGCCCCCGGCCAAATTCGCCGGGGCCCGCAGGCCCCCCGCCCCGTACCACCCACACGCCAAAGGCCGCCCGGGCGTCCACGCCATCGATGTAGATATTCGTTTTCATTTCCGTCTTATCCGTTATGCTGTTCGCAGGGTCACCCCGCGGGAATTGATTGTCTCCAGTTCGCGTTTCATACTGCCGATGCCGCTTTCGATCTGCTCGAGGCGTCGACAGTAGGCCGTATTGTCACGTATCTCTGTCAGTATGGCTACACCTACCACGAGGGTCTGATTGATCCCCCCTACGGACAGTTTGATGGCGTCTTGATAGATCAGCAGCGCCGTCAGCCGTCCCTCGATGGCCGTAGCCGTGTCCTGTGTAATGCTTTGGATACCCTTCGTTGTGCCCGTGCGGCCGTCCTTCGCCTTATCATCTTTCTCACCGAATTTGGTGTATCCGCGCTCCTTCGCGCGCTTTTTGACCTTATCCAGTAGCTCGATGTATCGGTCGTCGCGCTTGGTCATCTCTTCCATCAGCTTATCGAAGTCGTCGAGTACATCCTGATCGCCGCCGGGCTTCAGCGATTCGACAAGGTTCTTCTTGAAATCCTCGAACACGTCCGAAAAGATGGCCGAATACAGTAACTGCGTGATAAAGCCCTCGAGCGAGTCGGACGCCGTGGCAAACATGGCCTTACTGGCATCCTCGCCCGCCTTCCATGCCCCCACGATGGCGTTGCGCAGGTTGTTACCAATGTCGCCGGCCAGGCTCGTGGCGATCTCGCCGAGGCTATCCTCCGCCTTTTTGACGGCATCCTGCCAATCGAGGGCGTTTTGAAGCAGCTGCTTCGTCTTATCGTCTACCTGATCGGTGTTGATCAGTGTTTTTGCCAGCTCTTTATTCAGGTTGCCCGCCTCGTCCACAAGCCCCGGGAAAACCTTCATCAGATCATCCGTGACCTTGTCTTTCTTCTTGCTGAATATGCCCGCAAGCAGTCCGCCGATCGTCCCCACCACAGCGCCGATGGCCGTACCGATGCCAGGGACGATCATCGAGCCCACGGCCGCGCCGGCCAGTGCCCCCGTGGCCGCCCCTTTGGCTACGTTGTTGCCGTCGACCACGTTGCGCAGGTCGACGTTGGCCTGCCCCTCATGCAGCTTGCCGATGGCATCGGAGTAACCATCCATTGCCTTATTCAGCGCTTTGAAGCTGTCTTTGATCTCGCCGGCGTAGTTGCGCACAAAGGCGCCCGATTTGCTTTGCAGGCGTAATTGCTCATTCAGCGACAGGGCATATTCATGGGCAAAGGCGATCGAGTTTTTGTAGAACTCTTTTTCCACGGCACGGCGTTTTTCGGCCGCCGCGGTGATCATATTGATCAGCGTGGCTGTACCCGAGATGGCCGTGCTGATGGCGCCCACCTTGCCCCGTGTCGTATCCATGTCGCGGGAAAGCATCTCACCGGCGGCGGCGAGGCTCGAACCGATTGCCGCGAAGGCCTGACCCACGCTGCCGCTCAGTCCACCCAGCGCCGAGGCCATCTGCCCGAAGGCTCCGAGCACCTCGGACAGCTTTTGCGTCGGGATACGTCCGAGTTCCTTATTCAGGGCTTCGAGTTCCTCGCGGGCAAGGGCTATTTCCTTAGCCAGCTTATCCGTCGGGGCGAGCTTGTACCGCTCTTCCATCAGCCGGATACGTTCCTTTTGCACCCGGCGCTCTTCCTCGAGTTGCTTTTTGCGACGATCCGCTTCCCAGCGATAGAAAGATTCCGCATTGGCCATCTGCTTACGGGTGATCTCAATGTCATAATTGAGCATCTCCGCGGTATAGCTATTTTTGGCCAGCGTGATCTCTTTCTCTTTGGCGACGGTGAGTTCAGCGATCAGTTTCTCATTGTTTTCCGCCATCTGCAGCCGCTCTTTGTAGTAGCTTTCGATGTCATCCAGCTGCACAGCCAGCTCATCGGCAAAGCGCAAGCGCCCTTCCTTGAATGCGCCGTTGACGGCTTCATCAATCTCAGCCGCAGACTTCTTATAAGACTTTTCGGCCAGATCGACGAGGTTTTTGAAGTAGGTCGTTTCTTCCTTCGAGAGGGTCGCATTTTTGCCATAGGCCTCTCGTTTGGCCTTCAGCATATCCTCCTCCTGCTGTTTGATGGCAGCCAGTTCCTTCTTCTTGTTCAGTTCGGCCTGCTGGCGTTGTTTGTAGTAGCTGTCATTCAGCAGGTCGATCTGCTTTTGCGCAAACTCGAGTTGGTTATTCTCCCATTCCCGCTGATAGGACTTTTGCAGTTTGAGCCGCTCCTGCTGTTCGCGAAGTGCCTTTTCTGCATCCTTATTACCTCTTCCGGAGCCGGAACGCGCCGCCTTGTCTATAGCGCCCAGTTCCTTTTCCCGATCCGTGTCCAATTTGATCAGAGAGGCCTTCAGCTGGTTCACCTTGTCGATGTCTTCCAGACTGTTTGTCGTTAGTTTGTTTTGGCCCTCCTGTATGCGTAGTTCCTCAGTAAGTTGCCGCTTCCGCTCGTCGTAAATCTCATTGACGACGGCCTTGTATTCGTTGGCTAATTGGATCCGCCTTTTGCCTTTGGCGCTTTCCATCTGTTCGCGCAGCTTTTCCGCTTTGGCCTCTTTTTCCGCTTCTTCCACCCGCCATTCGCTACGGTCACGCGACAGCTTTTCCCCAGCTACACCCAACTCAGCCGTTTTTTTGGCGGCTTCATGTATAGACGTGAGATAATCAGACACGCGCTCATTGGCACGATCTATTCCCCAGTAGAATTTTGAAAAACCGGCATTAAGCTCGTCAAAACCCTCCGTAAAGCCTGAGAAAATGATCTTGCTCAGCCCCTTGAACATATCCCCCAAGGCCAATATGCGGTTGGCGAGATTCGACAGGATGGCTCCACATACATCGTTTACAGCCTTTATCACGGCGTTATAGATCGTTTCGCCGAGCTTAATGAGCGATTCCCTAAGCTGCCCCATCACACCAGAAAGATAGCCAGAGGTACGGGCAAACTCCATCTGTCCCTCAACAGACGAGTTGAACCACATCACCAAGGATCGCAGGGCCACGACGATAGCGTCGAGGAGAAAAACAATCCCTGAGGCTTTGAGGGCTCCAAAGGCTTTAGAGAGGGATCCCACTCCCGAGGCGGCTGTATTCAGTGGCCCAGGCAGCTTATTGATGGCATCGGCTTGCACACGAAAGCCCCGCGACACGAGATTGCTTCCCTCAGCCATCTTTTTTAGGACTTTGGAGGCCTCTATCTCTAATCGGTCGAGACTGTTCGTCACGCCGTCGACATCCTTATCCAGATTGCCCTGAAACTCGAATGTTACGTATATCGTTTTTTCGTCGGCCACGGCCTTTTCTCGTTAGTTGTTGGTGGGTTATGGGGGCGGAGGCTGTCCCGCCGTTTTAAGCCAGATTGAAAAACTTCTTGGCTTCGGCCTCAGAGGTGATTTCACCCTCATCAGCCGGCTTCTTCTTTCCGTATTTGGGTTGGTCATTGATGGCCGCCAGCACAACGCTCCACGGCACTTTATACATCAGTTCGCGCCACGTCCAAACGCCTTGCGAGGCGATCTGGAACAGTGCGCCGAAAGGGCTATGGGGGCCTTCGTCCCTTAACTCCCCGTCGCTTCCCGGCTCAGATTCGGAGTCGTCACCTGTAGATGAGCAATCGATCTGATAATAGTCGTAAAATGGCCCGCGCCACTTAGCAGGACGATCACTTTGGCCAGCTCAGCCATCGTTTGGGCATCCATCCGTCGGCGTAGATAGGCCGCCACGGCACGATGAAACAGCGCACTCATCAGCCCCGAACGGATCAGCCCGAGGGCGATCAGCCGACTGGCACGGACGCCGTTTTTGGCTGCTGAGGTGAGCACCGCGGCAGCCTCGCCCGTTTCGAGCGTTTCGAGGTCGACGTGCATACGCACATACATCCGACTAATGCGCAGCAGTTGGGCGTAGACGGGGCGCCGAAAGCGCATCGGGAACACCTTTATCCCCAACATGCGCAGTGGGCGGGGCGCCGGCACCTTGACCAGCAGCCCCGTATCCAACAGCGCGTCGGCCACATCGATCTCGACCGCCCGCTTGTTTTCCGTCTCTTCCATTATGTCGTCCAGCTGAATGGCTCGTAGGTGCCACTATTGTCCCCATCGGGATTCATGCAGCGCGCCGTGACTTCGATCTGCGCGATCTCCGTACGGGTCAGGTTCCACTGGAAGCGAGCAAGGATCTTTGCACGGGGGATGTCGAAACCCACCTTGTAAGGCGTAAGCACACGGAGCGCCTTTTCCACTTCCACGTAGTCCTTCGGAGGAATGAACTTTTTCACGTTATGCTCCGTGCCAGACAGATCCTTGATTTTGCCATCCACCTCTTTGCCACCAAACAGGGTTTGCAGCACTGCGTTATCCCATTCGAGAATGTTAAACGTGAGGTTCTTCAATCCCTTTTCCGAGATCACGGATTCCGCCGGGGCATCCGGCTCTTCCTCGCAAAAGAACTCTTGTGTCTGATCCTGTTCGGTGGTAAAGGTGGCCGTGCCCTTCAGGGTGCGGGCCAGCTGCTTCATCTCTTCCGGCATCTTAGCGCCGCCGTCTGTCACGTCGCCGAACAGGATGGCGCTCAGTCCGACAGATCGGATTTTCTTTCCTAATGCCATGTCTTTTCTTTAATTGTTAATGGTTGTTGGTTGTGATAATTAGGGGATGCCCCCGCGGCCTCTGATGTAGAGCCGCACGATGAGCCACGCGGCCATGCCGAGCACGAGGGCCAGGAAGGCGTATCCGCCGCCCATCAGCGCCCGGTGATGCCACCGGAAGGGGCGCTCCACGGTGACATACTCCGTGCGTACACGGTCGGTCAGCTCGCGGATGGTGCGGTCGCGCAGGGCGATCACCCGGCGAAGGCTGTCCTCGTGGCAGTGCACATCGAGCAGGGCACCGCGGTAGCCCGTATCGGTCAGGACGTCCGTCAGCGTCACGTTCGGCACGATGCGCGTACCGGGCACGGCGATCAGCCGCGAGAGCGCCACCCTGCCCGACTGGCATTCCAGGTAGGCGCGGATCAGGGCCGAATCGGGTTCGATGACCACGAGCGTATCGCGCACCGTCTCGGTCACTTCCCTTTGCGTCATCTCGCGCTCCGTGTACGGCATGCGCCACAGGCGGCAGCCAGTCAGGCAGAGCAGGGAACTAAAAACGAAAAGTGAAAAGTGAAAAACGACCCGCGGCCGGGAGCCTCTCCTGCCGGTAGGACTTTTCGTTTTTAGCTTTTCACTTTTCGTTTTTAGTTCCCCAAAGAAGGCGCGCGCACGGCCGGGAGAGAGGTCGGCCAGTGCGCGCAGCCTCGGAACGAACAAAAAAGTGAGGGGGAACACCTTGGCAGGGTTACTTATTCGTTTTTGTGGGGTCGGCCTTTGGGGCCTTTGCTTCCGTGGATGGTTCCGCCTTCGTAGCCTCGGAAGGTCCCACCGTTTCGGGCGCCTTCGCGGCCTCGGAGGCTTCCACCGCCGTAGATTCTTCCGGCTTTGGCGCCGCTTCCGTGGGGTTCACCCACGGGGCCGAGCCACCCAGACGCACGTACCTGTCCGCGCCACCGGTGTACATCATCACCGTATCCCCGGGGTAGCACGGAATGCCCGAAACGGTCACCGGTTTATCGGTCTCGTTTTCCACGATCAGCATGGAGGCCGGCTGAATACCCTGCGGGAAGGCGCGCAGCTCGGCCTTGGGATCATTGGCAGTCACCGGTACGATGCAAGGATTGCAATCGTGACCGATGATGCCGTCCGCCGTAGGCCGGCGCAGCGCCGCGGCCGGGAAAGGTACCATGACCACATCCGGCCCGTCTAAACTGTCCGGGGCAACGAACGTGTACCGCCGCCCCGTGGTCTCATTTCTGTACATCGCCACTTCTACGCTTATTTAGCAGAAAGCAGTGCGCCGATGTATTTGCCCGTGATCGGCAGCGCCATGCCACGCATGTTGAAGCCGATGATGTCGCCGCGGTGTTGCGGGTCTTTGAGCGCGGAATACATGTCAAAATCACCCTGACAGCGGCCCACGGAATCCTCGTGGTAGGCCAGTGAGGCAGGCACATCGTCCGTGGTGGCCGCTGCGCCCCACGCCTTCTTCTCGTGCGTCGTATTCAGATAACCCGGGGTCAGTGAGCAACGTACGACACGGAACGAAAACAGGCGATTCTCATTCCAGATGTTTTTGTACGCTTTGAGGTCTTGCAGCATCAAGTCCGAGGCATGCACGTGGTTCAACGCCAAAATGCGCTCATCCTCGGGCACCTCCAGCTCGTTGAATCGAAGTTCCATGTCGAGGATGTCCTCGAACCTCAGCATCTTATACCCTCGCTTGTTGGTTTCTGTCCCGCCGGCGATCGTCACGGGGGTCGTCGGGGTGTCTTTCTGCGGCGCCCAATTAAAGGCGGCCAGCGTGGTAAACTGCTTCAGCAGCGCCTTCTTGTGCCCCTCGATGACACTTTGACGTTTCTCCGATGATTCTTCCACTTCGATGGCATCGCGGTAAACCGTGTTTTCCGTGTCGAAGCGGTGCAAGGGTAGCTGGTGAGGCACATCCGTGCGGGTAACTACCGGAATCGGCCACACGGTATTATCCATGTAAACCTTCGGATCGACGCCGGCCTCTTGCAGATTCAGTGCGTTGTTATCCACCCACGCGTCGAGGTTTTTGCAGTAGGACAACAGGGCGTTGCTCGGATAAAACTTTTCAATGATTTCCGGAATCCAGATCTCTTTATTCAATCCCATTTCTATACTGTTTAATTGTTATTGCAATGCTGTTTTAGGACGGATCATGGCCGTAGGCTTCACGGAATTTCTGCACATAGAGCTCGTGATCCTTTTTCAGCTCTTTCAGTCTGTCGGCCTTCAGAATGTCGGCAAATGACATGTCAGCCAGTTGCACCATGTTGGCGGCCGTTCCTGCGGGTGTGACTTGTGCGGCGATGCTCGGACGCTTGGGGATGGATGCCAGCCGGACGGAAGCCTGCGCAAAGTCCATCTCAAAGTCTTTCAGCCATGCCTCGCGGCCGTCTGCATTGATACGGGCTTCGCGGATGGCACCATCCACCAATCGCACGGCCTCGGCCTGTTCCGCCTCTTTCTTCGCCTTATTGATCGACTCGAGTCGCTCAGTCAGTTGTTTGTTTTCGTCGCGGAGACGGACGGTCTCCGTTTGCAGCTCGTCGCGGTTGCGGATGATAGCCTCGACCGCCTCCGTTACAGCCGCTTCACCAGCGGCATCATTGAGTTTCAAAAGTTCCTTCAGTGTCATATATGTATCATTTGAAATTGCGGTCTTGGGGCTCTCAGCAAATAGGCGGATCACCTGCGCACGGTCATTGAGGTCTACCCGCGTACCCGTGGCACGGTCATAGAGCGCCAGCGCATTGTGGTTGGCTCCAATGGGGCAAATCGACGCTTCGCGTGCTGTCCAACGCACAATGGTCGGCCCGGTCTGTCCCGGCATGCGATACACCGGATCCTCCGATGCCTCGTCTACCCACGCAGAAATAGAGGCCATGCGCAGAAAGTCACGTTCCACTTTCCCGGCTACCTCTTTGGCGCGGGCATCCGTTTCATCGAATACGGCATCGGCCAGAATCTGTGTCCCTTCGATGCGGATATTCTCCCCCCGGCCGATGGGCAGCTCCCAGTCGTTATGATTGAGCAGCATCACCGGGTTACGGCGGAACTCATCCAAGTTCGCCCCCGCGGTCAGCATACGGATCCCATACGTGTTCACCGTCTCATCGTGTAATATGAAAGTCTTTACAGCCATTGTGATCTTGTTGTCGACTGCAAAAGTGTCAGGCCCTCAAAATCTCCGCAAATCGGCATGTAAAAACCTGATAGATTCGGCGGTTTTTCCGATGAAATCAGCGGTTTTTTGCACGACTCTTTTCGGGCAAACGCCCTCTGACTGTAATTTTGTCAGGTATAATTACTAATGTAACAGGTAGAGTAAGATGGATAAACAACCCCCCAAAGGCGGAACGAAGGCCGCCCGCCAGCAGCAGCGTGAACTGGCACGGCTCAAATTCTTTTATCAGCATTGGACGTTCAAGGAAATTTCCGGGTGGCTCGGCGTGTCTGAAAATACCATTGGGAAATGGGCAAAGGATGACGGGTGGAAGGATGAAAAGCGATCCCTCACCCAAAGCCGCGAACAGGCCCTGATGGCCGCGTATAAGCAACTGGGCGAGATCGATGCCAACATCGCTGGACGCCCCGAGGGTGAGCGCTACGCCAACAAAGACGAGCGCCTCGCCCGCCGTGACCTGCGCCGCGACATTATGGAAATGGAAGCCGGCAGCGGTGTCCGCGATGTGATCAATGTATCGCAGGCCTTACTGAATTGGCTGCGCGCCTTCGATCCCACAAAGGCCATCGAAGTCAGCGCCCTATTCGATCAATACATTAAAGAGATGCTCCGATGAAGCTGACGGACAAACAGGCTTTACAGGAATGGGAGCAATACCTGCAATCCATCCGCGAAGAAACGGCCATCGATCGCGCCATGCCCGTGGCCGAACGCGAAAAGCGCCGCCAATGGCTCGAGGCGCATCCTCTCGAATGGATCAAAGAGCTGTTCCCACGGTTCGCCAAATATGACTTTGCAGGCTTCCAAAAGAAGGCTATCGCCCGCATCATTCGGCAAGCCACGGAGGGCAACTGGTACGAGGTGCTCTCATGGGCGCGTGAGCTGTCAAAAAGTACCACGGTGATGTTCGTTGTGATGTATTTAGCGCTCACCGGCCGCAAGCGGAACATCCTTTTGACTTCCAACAGTAGCGACAATGCCGAGCGCCTGCTGCGCGTCTACCGGGCGCAGCTCGAGGCCAACAAACGAATCGCCTTCTATTACGGCAATCAGCGGGGCACAAAGTGGACGGAGGAACATTTTATCACCGCCCGCGGCGTTTCCTTCTTTGCCGTGGGTGCCCGTCAGTCGCCCCGTGGTTTCAAGCTCGACGAGGTGCGCCCAGACGTCATCCTGCCCGACGATTTCGACACGGATGAAGAATGCCGCAATCCTGAAATCATCGCCGACAAATGGAACTGGTTCGAGCAAGCCCTCTACTTTACACGCTCATTCAGCGAGCCCCTGTTGGTTATTTGGTGTGGCAACATCATCGCCCGTGATTGCTGTATTGCCCGAGCCGGTGCGCGTGCCCGTGAGCTGGCCGGGCGGAATAAGCCGCTGGGGAATTGGGACATCATCAATATCCGAATGGTAGACATCCGCCGCCCCGATCCCAAGCGGGACTTTGCTGAGGGCGTTTCGGTCTGGCCGGAAAAGAATACGGAGGCGATGATCGACGAGGTGCTCGCACAGGTATCGGCCGCCTCAGTGCAAAAGGAATGCTTCAACAACCCGGTGGTTGAAGGGACGTACTTCAAAGAGATCACATGGGGCGCCGTGCCCCCGCTTAATAAGTTTCCTTTCCTCATTAGTTATGGTGACCCGGCACCCTCCAATCGCACCACGCACCGCAAGGGCGTGAAAGCGCTCGGATCGTTTAAGTCGAATGTGCTTTTGGGCATTTTGGATGGCCGCCTGTATGTCATTACGGCCTTCCTCGATCATGTCACCAATGATGAGTTCGTCAATTGGTATTACTACCAAAAGGATTACGTCCGTGACCGTACGACGATCTACAACTACATCGAGAATAACAAGTTACAGGATCCCTTCTACGAACAGGTTTTCAAGCCGCTTTTTCTGCAAAAGGCCGTCGAACGGAAATTCATCATCTCTATCGCACCCGACGAGCGAGCCAAACCGGATAAGTTCGCCCGCATCGAGGGTAATCTCGAGCCGCTCAATCGGGCGGGCAACCTGATTTTCAACATCGCCGAAAAGGATAATCCCCACATGCAGCGGCTCGAGGAACAATTTAAGCTCTTCGATGATGGACTCCCCGCCCCGGCCGACGGCCCAGACGCAGTGGAAGGGGGTTACTTCGTGGCTCAGCGTAAGACTGCCGCCATCACCCCCACGGCGTGGTCGATTGGCACGCGGCCGGTGAATAAGAAAAGGTATTGAAAGCGTTTTTTACCCCTCCCAGTTCCACGAGGGGTAGGCACGACGGAGGGCGGCGGCTGTTTCGCGGCGGGTATGTAGGTCGGACAGGTAGTGGCTGACTCCACGCAGCACTTCCATAATAGACCGTTCGTCTACGAAAAACTCATGCTCGGACAGAATATGCATCACATCATCGAAGCGGCGACGGCGCACCTCTGTCCAATAGTAGAAACGCGCTGCCAGCAACCGGCGGCGCGCCTCGCGACGCTCCGCCCGTGTCAAACACATGGAAGGATTTCCCTCCGTCTCTTTCGTCTGGTTCTGTCCGGTCATCATTGATTGCTTGTCCTTGCTTTTGCAAAGGAAGCAAAAGCGGAGGGAAAGGGCGACGATTTGGCAGGTGAAAAGATAGACACAATGTCACCCGCCTATATACAGCAAAGGCGGCCTATCCATCCCGGACTCCGGCCGCCCCAATCAAAAGAAATTTATAACATCTTACTCTTATACCTTGTCTACTTCTTTCCTGACGTCAGGAAAATGCTCCCCCCGCTCTATCTCTACGATCCCCCGTATAATCTCATAAGCCACTTGCGGGACAATCGCGTTGCCGGCCGCTCTTAGGGCTTCTTCGTTGAATCGTTTATCGGCGCGGTGGATAGCTTCTTCGATTTCATCATCAGACAGACAGTCCGCAAAATCCGCTCGTATCCGGCGGCGCAGTGATTCGGGGCATATCCCATCATCGTCAGTGCGAACCGGTGATTCATCCGGAAAATCCCGGAAACATTCGCGCGGACTACGAACCCAGCCACGACTTCCTCCAAGTAGCTGGCTCCCTTCTTCGCTGCCATTTTCTTGTTGTTCACATTCAGCCCCGCGGCCTCGAGGCTTGCTCGTGGCGTTGGAAGCAGGCGCGGAGGCAGGGTTATCGTGTGCCCTCCAATGTTCACCGTCCGCGGCGGCATCGGAGGCGAGGAACCACACTCGGTCGCGCCTGTGGGGTGCCCCGACGGCACAAGCCGGAATAACCACCGGCCGGATGGTATATCCGATGGCTTCAAAGTATTTACAGATCCGGTGGACGGTGTATTGCCCGCATTTCGTTTGAAGCTCGTTACCCGCTCCGAACAGATCGGGCTCGCTTTCCAGCGTAGCGACGTGAGGCGGTTGTACCATCGAAAGGATACCAGCAACGTTTTCACCAATAACCCAGCGCGGTCGGATGTCACCAATAATGCGCAGCATTTCCGGCCAGAGGTAACGGTCATCCGCCGCTCCGCGACGCTTCCCTGTTGAACTGAATGGCTGACAGGGGAAGCCCCCGGTGAGTATCGTGCGGCGTCCATAGTCGGCGCCGAATCGTGGAATAAGTCTTTCATCGATGATCGTTTTTGTCAGTGTACGGATGTCTTTATGATGATAGGCGGCGGGGAACAGGGAGGCCAACACGTCGGAACCGAATGCGCCGATCTCACACGATACGACCGTCTCGATGCCACACCATGCGGCCGCCATGCCAAACCCGCCGATGCCATCGAACAGACCGATATGAATCATCCCCGCTGCCATCCTGTTTTACTCCTCGCTGACCGTTTCCGATGTGTTATTCTCGGCGGCATGCGCCCGGCAAACTTCGCAGGCATGTACCCGGCCAAACTTCGCCGGCGTCCGAAGACGCCCCCGGTAAGTCGCTTCCCGGCTTCGGATCCACGCAGCAATATCTTTCCACGGGAGCATCCCGCCTACGTTTTTATCATCCACGTAGCAATGCGCATACACCTTGCGCGCGTCGCTGCCATAGGTCACCACCTCGTCCGGCCGATGATCATTGATTCGATCGAAGCCGATGCCCTTTTCAAGCAGCCAGTTCACCATCTCCGTTTGCTGGCGCCCTTCGCGGCATGTCCAGATAATGATGTAGTGCCCTTCGGCACGCAGGGTGTTGATCGCCTCACGCGCCCCAGGCATCGCCTCGCCGATCCTCGGCCACTGGCCGTCGTGGATCGTTCCGTCAAAGTCTACTGCGATGATCATACGTCTATCAACTAAAATCTAAAATCGAACAACTAAAAGCTACCGGATGCCTGTGGGGGACTTCCTCCCCCTGCCGGTAGGACTTTTCACTTTTCGCTTTTCACTTTTCCGTTTGCCTTCATACGTCCGTCATGCTTAATGGGATGGCCACCCAGGCGCCCGACTCGTCGCGTACCGCCGCGCGGATGTAGTCTTTCGAGGGCGTGGGTTGGTAGCTCTCTTGGATGATGCGCACGCCCTCGATGAAGCGTTCGTCGCCCGTTTCCTCGGCCATCTTTTGCAGCTGTAGCACGCGGGAGGCCTTCAGATTGCCCGCCTCGTCGCGCGACAGCAGCCGCAGGATGGCCTTGACCAGCGCGCGGCTGGCATCGTCGCGGGCCTGCGATTCGATGTACGTTTTGACCATCGCGATACCCTCGTTCACCGTGTCGCGGTAATTGTCGAGCATGTAGTGCCCGATGGTGATGCGCATCGTGCCCTCGGAGTTGGTGAACGTGTGCGACTGCTGATCGTCTTTCACGCCGAACAGCTCCGCCTTCATCTCTAATGCCCCGCGGAAGGCCTCCGCTGCGGCCGTCTTTTTCTGGGCGATAGCCTCGCTGATATTCGTCAGCTCGGGCATTACGGCCGCGATCGTCTCATCCACCAATTCCGTGTAGGCTTCGCGATCGGACTTCCGTTTGGCCTCCGCTGCTTTCTTCTCTTTGGCCAGTTTGTAGGCCTCAAACTCTTGGCGCTCCTCGGCCGTCATTTCTACTGTTGTCATTTTTGTTTATGCGTTTAGGTGTTTATCTGTTTATGCGCCCAGGGATCTCTTTCCGTCCGTCGGGGAACATCTCATAGAGGAAGCCCCCGCCGCCCTGAGGTGTGTCCGCCATTCGGCCGACCTTTTCAATGTCTTTTACACGCTGCATAAAGGCGTTGTAAAGGCTGCGTAAACGATCCAGCGGGATGCGGTTGAAGTTCGTCGCCCCGGCCGCCCGACAGGCAATGGCCTTTACCCGATTTACATCCGCCTCATAGTCCATTGCTTGACAGTAGGCGAACACGGAGGCCATCACCCGCTTGCGCCAGCGGTCAGCCTCGGACGCCCGCGGGGTCATCGCCACGGCCAGTTTACTACACACGTCGGCCAGCCCCGCGCAATCCATTTCCGAGGAATGCTCTACGCCATACGAGGCGAGGATCTCGCGCTTACCGTCCTCGTCGATCCGCGCCCTGTTTAGCAGCATGTGGAAGCGCTTCAGCAGTTGCCGCTTCCGGTGATCATTGTCTATTGTTTTCATCATTCTTTGAACTAAAATCTAAAAGGTAAAAACTAAAAGTCCTACCGGCGGGAGGGGGCCGGTCGGGTACCCGGCAACTTTTCATTTTTAGCTTTTCGTTTTTCCGTTTACCTCCCGTCCCCAGTATTCATCCGCGCCTTTGTCCCAGATCACCACCGGCCGACCGCCGCCGTAACGGCTCCCCGGGGCGG